TGCAAAAGTTACCGCTCCAGAACCATCAGTAGTTAAAACTTGGTTGGCTGATCCATCAGAAGTTGGAAGAGTGTATGCTCCATTTACATTAACAGTTCCTGTTGTTTGTATACCAGAAGATGTTGTTGCAAATTTCTTGGAGTTGTTATGGTATAAATCTACTGAACCATTATTATTAAAGACAGCCATATCTTCAGAAAAGGCTGCATTTGATACATGTATTGTAGAACTTCCACCTATGATTAAATCGCCTGTACCTTGATCAGTAACATAAGAATTAGAACCATCGTGATAAATTTGAAAATCTGAACCTGCTCCAAAGATAGCTTTGTCATTATCTCCAAAATTAATATTAGCAGTAGTTGTTAGCCCTGCAAAAGTAGGACTAGCTGAAGTAGCCACACTTTGACCAATAGCTATGTCGTCAGCGTTAACTGTAACACCAGTTCCTGCGCCAATATTTAAAGTTGCAGCACCAGAAGTTGCACCACCTGTTAGACCAGATCCTGCTACAACAGATGTAATATCTCCTACTGGAACTGTAGCTACTTGTGTATCTACGTATGATTTAATTGATTGCTGTGTTGCTAAGTGACTGGCACTGTCAGATGCCATGTTATCTTCATCTTTAATTGAAGTTCCACTTATTGTGCTATTTAATACTGCACTTGTTAAAGTTTTGTTTGTTAATGTTGATGTTGAACTATTTGTGACTAAAACAGAATTACCACCACTGCTTGGCAGTGTTAAAGTGTTAGTTGCAGATTCTGAGTGTGGTGCACCAATAAGTGTCTGTGCGTGAGCATTACTAGCCTCACAATAAAATTTAATCTGGGATACGGCACCGCCATCATTTTTAAGATCGATAAGACCACCTTCAATAAATAAATCATGTGGTAAAGTTACATGATTATTTGCGTCTTCAATAACTGCTTTAGATGCAGGAAGGGTACAGAAAACATCTTTAGTTCCCGCAGAAAAGTTTACTGCAGAGTCACTATTTGATGATGATAAAATTGTATCTCTAGATAAAGTATCAGTTCCAGCATCAGTTACCGTACCTAGTCCTACTTCAAACTCACCATTCTCATTTACTATTGAGTAGTAAGTTGTATTAGAATTACCTATACCGGCAACAAATGTTTCAAAACCTGTTACTGCGCCTGCAAGACTAAGAGTACCAGTACCCGTGGTAGCCGAAGTCTCTTTGACTCTGTCGTTGACGACTAATGCCATTTAAGCCTCCTATTAGCCAGAGATTCTTAATATAGCTGCTGCTGTAGTTGCCGCTGGAAACTGTACTGTGAAAGTTCCTGACGTAGCTGTTTTATCTGCTCCAAAATCTAAAACTGCAACTGCTGCATTAGTAACCGCAGAGTTTGTGTTGTAGATTAATGCACCTCTAGCTGTCAACGTTACACCTGTAAATGATAAATCTGCGAAGTCAACAAATGCAACACCTTTACCTGTACCGGTTCCAATGTTTGTAGTTTGACCTGTTAGATTACTCCCACCTGCTGTGTACTGACCACTGTTAGCAACTTCATTTGTAGAAGCGTAAGCAGTAGTTGTTGAGTTTAGAGTTGCGGAGTTAGTATAAAGAGCTAATTTAAAAGTATCACCACCAGATGATTTAAAATTTGCATCACCTTCTAGTAATTGTTTTTTAAAAGCATTTGCAATTGCTTGTGTTATAGCCATAGTATATCTCCTTATTTATTTTCCTCCGACTCGAGGAACACCTGATTGATATTCATCTCGTCTTCGTCTTCCCATTTGTTCAATCGAGAAGCCTTCAACTGCTTGTTTATACTTTCCTTCGTATAATTGCAATAGATCATTTGGCCCCTTTAAAAAAGAAAATGCTTCAACTAAGCATGCATACAATAGTCCGTTGGGAAAATACTTACTGATGTATGTTTGTGTATTTGTAGCAGATAAACCAGACTCTTTCAAGATATAGTTTAACTGAATTTCATAAGTTGCATTAGGTGTAGGAGCAAACACTATTTTTTCTTCGTCCCATAAACTGTAATATTTTGGTACTCCTGTAGCTCCTGTTGGATTAAATTCTGACATAAAACTAGTATCTCTATATTCTAAAAAAACTCTATTATCCGCTGCAGCAATTCCATCAGAATCTACAATTTGAACTGATCTAACAATTAATAAATCAGCTGGTCTAGCAATAAATCTATCACCAGAAACCAATCTAGCAGTATCGTATCTTCTATTATTATCAGAATCTACATCTCTATATATCCTAAATTCTGCATCATTTATTATTCCATCAACGATAGTAGATGTTAAAACATTTGAATCTACTTCTGTGTAATCTCTAATTTTTTGTATTAATTCTGCGTATGTCATTATGGTGTTAGAGTAACTGGTCCTGCAGTTACAAACATTCCTCCTGAATTTTCTGTTACAGTTGCATTGCTTCCACAATTAAAGCTGTAACTATTTGTATCTATTACTGTTATACTAAATCCTGATGTATTTTCAAATAAAGAAAAAGTCAGGCCTCCGGGACTTCCATCTACATTTCTAAAAACAACAGTGTCATTTGTTGATCTTCCATGCGCTGGTTCATTGACAGTTACTGTAGAAGAACCTGAAGTTAAACTTAATGGATTTCCTGGTAATAAATTTTGTGTTGCAGGTTCAACTCTAGCAGGTCTTGCATTTGCTAATGCTTGTGAATCACCTGAATATCTTGTTGGCTGCAGTTGTGGTTGTTTAGGTTCAAATTCTGAAACATGTACAAAACTTCCATCCCATTCTTTTACCATTTCTGTATATGGAAATGCCATACCTGATCTATCCGATATTGCTTGTGCATATTTTCCTCTAGATATTTTTGCCATTATAAACCTTCATAATAAGTTTTAGGTGTTATGAAAGAACTTGAAGGTGAACCATCTTCTTGTAGTGCTCTTTGTAATTCATCTTCGTAAAGCAATTTCATTTGTTGAACTAATTCTGGTTTAAATTTTTGAGACAAATAATATGCAAGTCCTGATACCATACAAGGTACAAATCTATATGGTACATCTGCTTCATTAGTATAGTTTCCGGCATCTTGAATTCTTTTTACATAGTAGTAATTAATTTTGTCTCCAGCTTCATTAGTTCCAGGTGTTAAATATAAAGTAATAGTTATTCTATCTATTAATCTTTGTACAAAATATTGTGTTGGTTTTCCTGTATCTGATTTATTTGAAAAAGCTTGATATGCAGATCTATTAATTTTTGTTAAAGGAAAATCTATGTTGGATGAGTTTCTATAACTAGCTTCTAAAACATCATCTACACCATAAACGGCTGTTGTACTAGATGTACCATCAGCTGTTGATCTAAACATAGTATAGACTGATTGATTATTAACTAATGTAATTGAATTATTTGCAACTTCCCAGTAATGCAAACCTCTATTAGCCCATTCTTGAAACATTATGTTTAAAGAACGTCTTGCAGTTTTTATATCGTTACCTGAATAATCAAATCTACCTAAACGTTCGTAGGCTTCTGTAATTATATCATCAATCTGAAAACTTGATTCAAAAGTTGTTGTTCCAGAAGTTGCCATTTAGCCTCCTAGCCAGTATATCCAAGTGTAACAGATCCTGTTCCAGATATAGTTGCATGAATAGTATCGTCAAATCTAATACCATTACCAGGAACATATATATCTAATCCTTCTGTTCCAAAGTGCGCAATAAATAGTAAATCACCAGAATTATCAGAACTATTTCTTAATTCAAGTTGCCCACCAGCGTGTCCTTTTGCTTGAATATAAGTTATTCTTGAAGGTCCAATATTTGTAGATCCTCCACCAATAGTTTTAACCTGTCCAGTAGAAGTTATTCTTGTAAATCGTTGGTCTGAACTCATATTTGTTTCTCCTTAGAATTAATATGTGGGGCCTAAGCCCCACACTAAATTAATTATTATGCTTCTTTAGCAAATACACCTTGCACGTCAACAATCGTCCAATGAGTTGTTGAATTTAAAGATGCACATACTACAAAGTCACCAACTTTTGATGTTCCTTTTGTATTAATAACATCTTTATCATCTGTTAAAGATCCAGCATACAAAATACCATCATTAGCGTTTGGACTAATAGTTAAAGCATTAGTTCCATCTTGAGCTGTATTTACAAAAGTAAATACTCTTCCGATAGAAATTGCAGGTAAAGTAAAAACAACACCATCAGTAGATGATGTAAAAGTTTTACCAGAATCTGCATTAACAACTGTGTAGTTAGCTGCTTTGTTTTCTAGATTAAATCCAGTTAAACCTGCTTCGTTAAATTTACCTTGCAGTACTGGTCCTCTAAATAGTGTTTTAGCCATGATTATTCTCCTAGTTGTATTCTACATA